AGGAACAGATACATACAATACTGCTGAAACACTTACCTTTGCAGGTACAGGTGGTTTAGTTCAGACTGTAACAGACAACACAGTAACAGTTACAGCAACAGCATTAACAAATGCTAACTTATCAGGTAGTGCAGCTATCTCAAATGGTAACTTAGCAAATCCTACAACTACTTTAGGTTCATCTACATTAACTTTAGGTGCAGCTACAACAGACATTGCAGGTTTAACTTCTTTAGTTATTGACAGTATTACTATTAATGGTTCTACAATGTCAACAACTGCTAGTAATACAGATATTACTTTCTCTCCTCATGGCACAGGTACAGTAAAAGTACCAAGTGGTTATGAAGATAGAGCAGGATTTACAACTGACTCATTAGCAAACAAAGCTTATGTTGACCAAGTTGCACAAGGTTTAGATACTAAGCCATCTTGTAGAGTTGGTACAACAGCAAACTTATCAGCAACTTATTCAAATGGTACTGCTGGTGTTGGTGCAACACTAACAAACTCTGGTACACAAGCTGCATTATCAATTGACGGTATAACTATGGTAGCAGCTGATAGAGTTTTAGTTAAAGACCAATCAACAGCAGCTCAAAACGGTATCTATGTTGTAACAAATATTGGTTCAGGTTCATCAAATTGGATTTTAACAAGAGCAACTCCTGAAGACCAACCTGCTGAATTAACAGGTGGTGCTTTCGTATTTGTAGAAGAAGGTACTTCTAACGGAGATAACGGTTATGTATTTACGCATAATGGTGCTCCTACTTTTGGTACAACTGCTTTAGATGTAGCACAATTTTCAGGCGCAGGTCAAATTACAGCTGGTGCAGCTTTAACTAAATCTGGTAATCAAATAGATGTTGCAGTTGACGACAGTTCAGTAGAAGTAAACGCAGACGCATTAAGAGTTAAAGCATTAGGTATTACAAACGCTATGTTAGCAGGTAGTATTGACGGTGCAAAGATAGAAAACTTTACCTTTACAGACGAAAGTTCTACACAAGGTGCAACTCAGATAGGTATTCCTATGGAGTTCTTAGCTGGCGAAGGAATAAATACAGTTGCTTCAGGACAAACACTTACTATTACAGGAGAATTAGCAAGTACATCAAATATTGGTGTGGCTAGTTTTACCTCAGATAACTTTACAGTTGCATCCGGTGATGTTTCTGTTACTACAATTGACGGAGGCTCATTCTAATATGAAAAATTTATGGAAAAAATTTAAAAGTCTTTTTAATTTAGACTATCCTTTAGTTCTAAAAAAAGAAGATGAAATTGATTTAAAAAATCTAAATAAAAAAACAAAAAAAGAATTAGAAAAACTAGGCAGAAAAATTGGTGTCGAGTTAGATAAAAGACATACAAAAGATAAACTTATCAAACAGATTAAAAAAGCTTGTAAATAATGGCAACAGTAATAAAACCAAAAAGAAGTGAAACAGCATTAGCCGTACCAACTACTAGTGATTTAGAAGTCGGCGAATTATCAGTCAATGTTACAGACGGTAAGTTTTATATAAAGACAAGTGGCAATTCTGTAAAAGAAGTTGGTGGTGCAGGTTCAGTAACATTGCAAGATGTTATGACAAATGGAGCTTCAACAATTACCGATATATTATTAGACCAAGGTGCAAGATTAGTATTTGAAGGTAATTTAGGAAACTCATACGAAACTTTTTTAACAGTTGCAGAACCAACTGCTGATAGAACAATAACACTTCCAAATGTTACTGGTACTGTAATTACAACAGCAAATTTAACAGCTGATGGTTCAACAACAGGCGACCCTTTGGCTTCAGAGGGTACAGCAGTTGCATATGCAATTGCTTTAGGGAGTTAATAAATGGCAAGTACATTTAAAAATCAAGGACATACAGTAGGTTTTTTAGATAATTCTACAGGTAATGTGTACACTTGTCCAGGTTCCACACAAGCTGTACTTCACGCAATTTACATTTCAAATAAAAGTTCAACAAACGAAGCAGATGTAAATGTAAAAGTAACAACAGATGGTGGTTCTACTTTTTATCATGTAGGTAGAAAATTAAATGTACCAGTTGACAATACTTTAACACTAGATAAACCTGTAAATTTAGAGGCTGGTGATATTTTAAGAATATATGCTGAAGCTTCACCAGATTCATCAAGCATTGATTTAGAAGCTTTTATCAGTATATTGGAGATTAGTTAATGGCATACGCAACACCAATTAAAGAAACACCAAAATTAAAAAAGTTCAATGGTTTAAGAAGAACAACTGATGGCATGTTATATCTATCAACAATAGATAGAGAAACAGCTACAGATGAAATAGAAGTTTCAAAATTTTATGAAGAAGGCAAATCAGATTTATTGCCTAAAGATGGTCAAACAAACTACACCGAAGAAAGAGAAGAGTATTATAATGCTCAAGTTTTTGCAGGTGATGGTTCAGATACAACATTTACATTAAATGCTAGTATACCAGATGTTAATGGTTTAGCTGTATGGGTAAATGATATTAAAAAACAACCAGGTGCTGATTTTTCGGTATCTGGAACAACTTTAACAATAGTTGTACCACCAGCAAATGGAATACAGATTGCTGTTGCTCAGATAAATAAAAGATATTATAATAACAGTAGTGATAAGTACCAACAATTTACTTTTGATAATGACGCTTCTTACCTTATAAATAGTAGTGGAGAATTAGTAAAAAGAGAAAATAAAGTAATTTCTCGGACTGCTCTAGGTAGTGATGATTTTGATACTTTTGAGGCAACATCAACGGTAGCGAGTACAACTTATCAGGACGCAGTATAGGAATAAAACATGGCAGATTTTAAACTAGGTAGACTTAAATTTAAATGGAGAGGCGATTGGGCAACTTCAACAGCTTATGTTGTTGATGACATTATAAAGTATGGTGGTAATACATATGTTGTATCAACTAATCATACATCACAAGCTAGTTCAGCAAATTTTTACACAGACTTATCAGCAGGTAAATATAGTTTACATACTGAAGGATTATATTTTAAAGGCACATGGGCAGGTTCTACACACTATAAACTAAACGATTTAGTTAAGTATGGTGCATTTCAATATAGAACAACAACTCAACACACATCACATGCTACTAATTTTGACACTAGTAAATTTGAAGTATTCAATGAAGGCTTACAATGGGAAGACAGTTATAGCGGAAGTACAACTTACCAAGACGGTGATGTAGTATCATATGGTGGTTACACTTATGTTTATATAAATTCAACACCAGCTTCTGGACAAACTCCTACAGACAACACATATTGGGATGTAATAACTACAGGTTATAATAATACCGGAGATTATTCTCACGGAACAGCTTACAAAACAGGTGATGTTGTTGGTTACGGTGGTTATGTTTATGTTGCAAAAGCAAATGCTTCATCACAATATCCATCAAATACAAATGGTACGGTAAATTCAACTTATTGGGATTTATTAGTAAAAGGTCTTGCTTATTCTTCTACTGCTTATGACGCAGCTACAGTTTACAATATTGGTCAAGTTATAAGATACACTTCATCAACTTATGTAGCTTTACAAGATAGATTTTCAAATGTGACACCAGGGTCAGACGCTACTAAATGGCAATTAATTGCACAAGGTGATAGTGGTGCAGTATTAAATACAAGAGGTGATATAATTGTACAAGACGCCTCTCAAGCTGCTAGACTTCCTATTGGTGTTTCAGGTGGTGTTTTGACTACAGACGGTACGGATCCTGTTTGGTCAAATGCTGAAGGAAAAAATGTTTACTATGTTGCAAACTCAGGTTCAGATTCAAATCCAGGTACACAATACTTACCTTTTAAAACAGTTTACTATGCATTGGGTCAAGCGACTTCAGGTGATGTTGTTGACTTTAATACGATAACAGGTGGTACAGGTGGTACTCCAGGCACTTACGATATTACACAAACAAGTACAGACGGTTCAGGTATAGGTGTAACAGCAAGAGTTATATTAGACGGCTCTTCAGCACCTACTGTTACATTAACAAGCGGTGGTTCAGGTCACGCAGCTGGTGATGTAATTACATTTACAAATGGTAGTTCACAATTAGGTGGCGCTTCATCAATTACGATTACAGTAGTATCAGCTTCAGTTGGTGATATTGTTTATATTAAAAATGGTGTTTATAGAGAAACATTACCAATTAGAGTTCCTGCTGGCGTTACAGTACAAGGTGAATCTTTAAGAGGCACAGAAATTAGACCTGCTGCTGGACAAGGTCACCAAGTTAAAACTGTAACAACTTCATCAACATTAGCAGGTGCTACAGAGGGAACATACTCGTACAAACAAGCTTCTACTACAAATGGAAATGGAAAAGGATTTACAGCAAATGTCGTTATTCAGGCAAACGGAACATTTGCTTCAATATCAATTTATAACGGTGGTTCAGGATATGTAGTAGGTAATACTATAACTTTCTCTGTTGCAGATTTAGGTTGTGGTGGTTCAGGTACTTTAGTTGTAACGGTTGCTTCATTAGAAAATAACGAAGCTTCAAACATGTGGTTGATGAACAATACAACTAACTTGTTTATGATGTCATTTAAAGGATTAACAGGAATACCTGGTGCAGGTGCAACTGGTAAGGCTGCTGTTGTATCATTAGACCCTAGTGGTTCAATTACAACCACATCACCTTATATTCAGAATTGTACATCATCAAACGCTAACGCAACTGGTGTTCAAATTGATGGTTTACTTCACTCAGCAGGTAACAAATCAATTCTTGCAAACGACTTTACACAAATTAACTCTGACGGTAAAGGAGTTCATGCAATTGGTGGTGGTCGTGGTGAGATGGTTTCTGTCTTTACATATTATTGTGATAAATCATTCCACGCAGAAACAGGCGGTTTCATTAGAGCTCTAAACTGTTCATCTGCTTATGGTGAACAAGGTGCTGTATCAGACGGTACATTAGCTGCTGAAACACCAATTACAGTTGCTGCTCGTGGTCAAATGTTGGCGTACAACTCAACAACATTTGTTGGTGACGCAACAGAATCAGATATTGCAAATTGTATTACAACAAGTGGTCAAGGTACGGCTACAATCGTAGGTGCTACTTCAGGTGCTACTGCTTCAATTTTTAGAGTTAACATCTCATTAGATTACTTACACATTGAAAATGTATCAGGTAACTTTACACAAGGTGAAACTGTAACCGTAACAAAAGAAGATACTTCAACTTTCCAATTTGCTTTAAGTAGTTCTTTTGGTGATAGTTCAGCGGCTAACCAAGGACAAATTGGTCCTTTAATTGCATTACGAGGTTCATTCTCAGCTACAGCTATTAAAGTTGGTACTAACTTAAAATTCACAGGCATTAACAAATACTACAGAATATCATTAGTATCTGAACAAAATGCTGCTTATGACCCACCAGGCGCTATAGGTTCAACTGGTATTGCTACAGTTAGATTAACTGAATCAGTTACAACATCTAACTACCTAACTTTAGGTCTAGCAGGTACAATTTCAGAGGATTACTCAAACATTCGATTAACAGGTCACGACTTCCTAAGCATAGGTACTGGTGACATTGCAACATCAAATTATCCAGGTGGTCCATCACAAGCGGCTGACCAATCAGACGAAGTATCTGAAACAAACGGTGGTCGTGTTTACTGGACATCAACTGACCAAATTGGTGACTTTAGAGTTGGTGACTTATTCAGAATTCAGCAATCAACAGGTATTGCAACACTAAACGCAGACGCATTTGACCTTTCAGGATTAAGTGAATTACAACTTGGTTCTATCGGTGCTGAATTAGGTGCGACAATTAATGAGTTCTCTACTGACCAAACTTTAAGTGGAAACGCAAACACAGCTGTACCTACTGAAAATGCAGTTTATGGTCACTTACATGAAGGATTTGCAGGTACAGACGCATTTAGATTACCAGCAGGTACTACGGCACAGAGGCCAGGTAGTCCAGCAGCTGGTATGTTAAGATATAACACAGACATAGCATTACATGAACAATATGTGAGTGGTGCATGGGAAAAAATTGATACAAAAACAACTGGTAAATCAATTGCACTAGCAATGATATTCGGTTAAAAAGTATTATAAATATAGGTAAATTTAAAAGGAAAAAACAATGGCAGCACCAAATCTAGTAAATGTTTCAAGTGTATTAGGAAAATCTAAAGGTTTAGCGTTGACTACATCTTCTCAGGATGTGTTAACATGTGCTTCTAATAAATTATTAAAAATTAACTCTAT